TCAACGGTAAAGACGTTGTTTGCCTTCAAGGTGGCGATCGCACCCGGGCCGATCTGTGGCCATTCCTCCAGTGGCGTGCCGTCCTGCGGCGCTGACTTGTCGCGCTCCCAGGCCTGGAAGGCTGCCGGCCACTCGTATTGATCGGATTCCTTTACCGCCCGGATGACGGTATCGCCGCCGGGCAGGTAAACCGTGATGAATAGCTTTTCAGTGAAGACCGGACGCCCCTTCTCCGCGGTTGCCTTGGCATCCTCGACAGCCTGCAAATGAAGCCTGGCAGGGAGTGCCGACCTTTCCACATTGCCGAGCCAGTGCGCGCCCGGCTGTCCACCGGTCTTGATAACGTCTTGCGTCCAGTCAAAGTCGATCGACATGAAGCCTCCGAGAAAAAGCGGGGAGGGTGCAATTTTCAGGCTGCTTTAATACCCTCCCCGAAAAGATTACGGCGACAGCGGAAGCGTGCGCCGGATCCACATGAAGTCACCGGTATCACCGGCGACAATTGCGGTGTGTGTGCCCGCCGCGTCCGTGATGGCGAAGGTGACATCATTCAGCGTACACGTCCCAACCGCAACCGGTTCGGCGCATTCACCGTAAATCCATACGCTATCCAGCGACCCAACTGCAGCATCCCCTAGGGCATGCTCTGACTTACCAACGTCGTAAAAGTTGGCCTGCATGTTCATGGCGTAATATTCAGCCATTGGTTTCTCCTTTCTCTCAGGCTACGCGGTCAGCGTGCCCTGCAGCTCGCGGTTCGACATCGTGAGGTTGCCGGCAAACACGATAAGCTTCGTGGTCGCGTCCTGGTTGACGGGATACCGCTCACCCATCAGCGGCACCATGTTCCGCTTGCTGTGCGGCCGGAACTTCAGGAACTTAGTGTTCAGGAAGTAACCCGTTGACGCCGGAGCGTTGCCGTCAAGGCCACCGTCCAGGATCACCGTCGCCGTCTTGTAAGCAAGGTTCTGGAACCCGGCATTGGCGAGGTTGTCGTTGGTGATCCGGTGGATGGTCTGGAGGCTCGACTCATAGAAGCCATAGAACACGTCGTCAAACGTGATCAGGTCCGGCTTGTCGCGGTTCCGGGTCTGCTTGTACCACAGCAAGTTCATCTTCGCCTGGATGTCCGTAGCGGCGGTAACGCCGGTTTCCACCTGGTTTCTCCAGAAGTCGAACGTCGCCGGATCGATCCCGCCCACGACACCCGTATTGGGAGTTGGAGATATCAGATACTGCAACCCGCCAATTTCCTTGCCGTTGGAACCAGTGCCGTCGGAATAGATGCCGGCGGAGATCCCGTTGGACATGGTGCTTTCGGCCACCGTCACACGCTCGGAAACCAGATCCTTGATCCGTTCGGAGCCGGAGTTGACAACGTCCGCCTCCAGGCCGGAAATAGTCACAGCAACCGCTGCCTGCTTCCACTGGTAGGAAGCCGAATCGACCACGCGTGCCGGCGCAACGTCCAGGGTTTCCATCCCGGCATACCATTTGAACGTCAGGTTATTGTCGTAGGAAAGACCTTCCAGGATCTCCGTGCCGCCGGACACCGTGCGGATACGGTTGCCGCGGTTGAGATACATCAGGAGAGCATTGTTGTTCGTGACGTTATCGGCAATCGCCGGGTCACGGTACTTCAGGGTTGTGGTGACAAGATCACCAACGTTGGGTTCAGCCATTGAAAGCCTCTAAATTCTGGCTGCCGCTTCCTTCGTCAAGTCTGCATAAGCACGGTCCACTGCATCATCGACGGTTTTCGGCTTGTCCGAAAAGTCAGTGACGACACCGCTGGCACTCGACGCCGGAGAAATGGCCGCGCTCTGAGCCTTGCGGGCTTCCGCCTGCCTGGCCTCGAACAACTGCTTTGCTTTCTCACTGGCCAAAGCCTCGACATCAACCGCTGGCGCCTTCAGCCTCGCGACATTATCGTAAGCCTTGCCCAACGCGCCCCACCTGTCCTGGTGAGGGTTTTCCGAAAGCAGCCTGTCCATTTCAGGTTTTACAAGGTGCTGTAGGTCCTCGAAATACGGCCGGAGCGGTTTCCCGTCCTCGCCCGTTTCCTTGGTCCATACCTGCAATTCCTGCAAAGCCGTCTGCGTCTTCTGTTCGGCCTGGCTGGCCTGGAACTGGCCTAACTCACGCCGCACAATGTCCTGGACTACCTGAGTGGGATCGACATCCGTTTGGGTTTGGCCCTGTCCATCGGACAAAGCCGCGAGCTGTGAGGGATCAACGCCGAATTGCTGGGCAAGTTGGGCCAAACCATGTTTCGGATTTGCCAACAGCATCCGCTGTGCCGTCACAAGGCGCTCCATGCCCTGATCGACGGTCAGCCCATACGCTGCCGACATGTCCCGTACCTGGTCTATCCAACTGCCTACACCTTCGGGCAGTCTGTCCCGTTCAATGGCTTCTGTTCGTTCCTTCTCGTGTGCTACCAGGCGGTCCTGGGCCTCGCGAGGTAAGGCTTCCCATGTGCCAACATCATCTCCCATCCATGCCGGAACCTCCAGCGCGGCGGGTTCGGTGATCTCTGCCTCGGCTTCAACCTGTGTATCGGGAGCCGTCTCGGCGGTTGTTTCTTTCGTCTCATCTTCGGTCAGTTCGGCGTAGGCACGGTCCACGGCGTCATCAACGGTAACCGGCGCGGTATCCTGCTCCGTTTCCACCGTTTCCGGCTCGGAAACAGCAACTTCTTCCGCATTTTCCGTGGTTTTATCGTCCTGAACCGTCATTATCTATCCTTGAAAGGTGGGTCCAATGAAAATGTTAACCGCATTCCTATTAATTACCATGTTAAGTGGTTGTGCCGCAAGTGCAGGCGGTTCCTGCCCTCCAGCCGACGAATGGCTGGAACCGTCGTCCGGCCCGTTCAACTGCCAAACCATGGCGCAGCCCGGGCTTGCTGACTGGACACAAGAATTCCAGTTCGGCGGACCCTAAGCACCGCCCCAACCCACATCGCGATCATCCGACCGGCTCAAGCCTGGGCTTGCCTGTTGGCTGCGGCCGATATCCCGTTGGTCGCGTGACTGCCCACCAGCTGCTTGGCGTCCGCGTTCGTATGCATCAGCAAACGGGTCACGAGGCGGCGCGATGGCCCGCTGGTCGCCCATCTGCCCTCTCCCACCTTCCATGGCGTTCGCCATCTGGTGCATACGTTCGGACTCTAGCTTGCCGTGGTATTCCCTGTTTCCTCGGTTGCCAGCGTAGCCAAGCGCAGTGCCCAAGCCCAGGGTCGGCGCGCCGGCAAGCGTGGTCAACGCGCCAGCCACAGCACCGGGACCACGGCCCATGCTGGAAGGCCCGCCAAAGCCGCCATAGCCTTCGTGGAAGCCCTGCAACTGCTGTGGGCTAAGGGTAGCCGGGTCCGGCGCGAACGCCTGTGGACGCTCCCGTGGGTCCATAGGCCCCTCGCCGCCCTGTGACTGCACAAGACGCCGCGCAATGTCCGCCATAGGGTTGGATGCCGCCTGCGAAGGCTGGTAGGCAGGCTGTAAGGGCGCCCGGCCCAAGCCCGGCATGTTGCCCCATAGGTTCGGATCGATCATATCCCAAGCTCCTCCGATGCCCGCCTTACGGCCTGCTCAATGGCCCGCCGGTCCGGTGCCGGACGCTTGGCCACGTCGCCGGCCTCGCTCACATGATACCCGTGCTCTTTCAAATGGGCGTAGTAGGTCCCGCGTGAATGCAACAACTCGCCCGTTACAGGCGACGCCACCGGCTCGGCAAGATCGCTTTGCAGGTAAACCCGCGGACGATCGACCACGGCAGGTTCAACCCACGTCCTGCGCCGTTTGCACCAGATCAGTTTCATTCGCCAGCCACCACTTGTTTCGCCACTTCCGCAATCGCCTTAACGCGCGTCTCGTCCTGCTTCGATGCAATGTCCATGATCTTCCTTTGCGTATCCCCGGCTTCCTGCAGTTCGGTGCGGTGCGTATCACCAGCCTCCTGCATCTGCGTCTTTTGCATTTCCGCCTGGGTCGCCTTGTCCATCGGATCGGGCGGCGGCGGTTGCTTCGCCTTTTCCTTGGCCGCACGCTGCAACTGTTCGAACGTCCGTTCGACTGCCTCTTCAGGCCCACGCCCGGCGTGGAAGGGCCGGATCGCAAACATCACCAATTCGCTTACCATCGGCAACATTTCCGGCGCGGCGGAAACGATCGGCGCCCACCGCTCGACCATGCCAGTCAACACATCGATAAACTTGCTGCGGTCCTCGCGCTCCTTCGCGTCATCGCCTTCAATGGTGCTGTCGCTCTCGATGTCCAGCGAGAACCCTCGAAGCTTGTCCGAGCGCAGCATGGCGATGACTTCCTCGACCGTCGGCATGGCAAGCCGTTCCTGTACCTCGTCGGGTATCGGCTGTCCGGCCATATCGGCTTGCTGCACCTGGAACTGCAGCATCATCTTTTCTTGCTGTGTCGGTAGGTCCATGCCCGACATCTGGACAAGGTTCTCAACCGTGAAATGCTCCGCCGCGATCTCAGCGGAAATGGCCATCCAGTCCTTGCATAACCGTTGCACATCCCGTTGCACGTCACGCACGCGGGACGCGCCCCACTGGACCTTTAACTGGTTCGTGCCTTCGGCATCCAGCGGCGAGGAAATGCCCCGGAACATATCCGGAATGCCAGTGACCTCGTTGAGATCCTTCTTGATCATCTCACGGGAGTTAAACAGTGCCGTCAGCATCTCGACAACCTGGCGGAGATCCAACATGGCAACGTTGCCTTCCATGCCGCCCTTGTTCATGAAGTCAGGCCAGTCGGTAACCGGGACCATCTTGTTTCCCGTCCCGGAATCCAACATCTGCTGGAAGTCGGCACCCATGGCCTCATTGTAGACACCGACAACCCTTGCCGCCTTCAGCAAGGTGTATATCTGCGTCGTGACCTGATCCAACTCCGCCGCCTGGTCCTGGTACTGGCAATAATACGGGATCGGGACGACATCGTCCGTTGACCACACCGCGAACAACGGCTTCGGACACGGGTAGAAACAGGACAGCTTCAGCGGGTCCGGTACCACCTTTAGAATGCGCGTGGCGTCCTTGTTGAAAAACAGAACCTCCTTCGTGGTCTTGTCCCAGATCTCCAGGATCTCGCAACCGAGCGGCGCGTTCTTATCCTTGTCGCCGTCTTTCTTCTGCGGCTCGCACATCAGCGCGGCTTCCTCGCCGAATTCACGTTCAACCCGTGACATCGGCCAGAACAGCTTGCGCGCAAGCCACGTTACCTGACTCCAGACGTTGGCCTTCGCGCACATCAGGTCGCGCCAGTGAACATAGTCAGCGATAACCTTTTGGTCGCCGATCTGCGGCATGGCGATGCCGTCAACGTCAACCTCGGTCATCTCCGGCGCGTACCGCGCCCACAGGACACCTGTGCCGGGAACCAGGATATTGAACACCGCGGCGTTCACATGATCGACAAACGACACATCCTCGCGCTTGGCATTCAGCGTCGTCACCCGCTCCAGCATCTCAGCCGCAGACCGGGCAACCGGCGAGTTGTCGGGCCACCGGCGCTTAACGACAGGATCTGGAACCTTGTTGAAAAGGACGGGCTGCAGCGTCTCTGTATTGGCCCACAGCATGTTGTATTGCCGACGGTTGGCAACCTTGCTCGGCACCGCTCCCTTGTACCCGCCCACATCCCGGATATCCTCGAACCGCGCGACCACGGAATCAGCACGGCGCCAGTAAGCCTCGTAAATGGGCCGCCGGTCCTCGATGACCTTGCGCCACTTGCGCTGCAGGCTTTCAAGCCGCTTGCGCTCTAAAGCCTCCGGCGTTTCCTCGATCTCGATCTCAACTTCGTCGTCTTCGATCTCGATCTCAACTTCGCTTGGCATTCCGTTTCTTCCTTGGTTTACCGGCCAGCCTCATCGCAATGGCTACAGCCTGGTCACGCGGTTTCCCTGCCTTGATCTCCTGCCGGATGTTGTCCGACACAACCTTGTCAGACTTGCCCTTTTTAAGCGGCATTACCTGTCTGCCTTCCGTGCGTCCATGCGGTCAAGCCGATCATCGACTATCTTCAGGAATTCCCTGAATTCATCAGAAAGCCTTGCATTCTCACCCGCGCCGTTCACTATCGCTGTCGCAACATGCTCTTTCAGGCTGTCAATTTGCACCTGCTGCGCCGCAAGCCTGGACTGTGTGCTTATCTCCGACGCCACAAGCCCGGACCCGGCACCGCCTCCAAGGGCGGCGACAACGGCGATAATTGCCTTCGTGTCCACTTCCATCATGCACCCGCGAATAACGGCGTATCCAGCCCTTTAACGTGGTCCAGGCGCCGGTTGATGTCAGCGATGTATTCCTCTTCCCGCTCGATCAGCACGCAGTCTACACCCTCGCGAAGGCACGCCATGCCCGTCGTACCGCTGCCCGCGAACGGGTCCAGGACCGTCCCGCCCGGCGGTGTCACAAGCCGCACAAGGTAGGCCATCAGATCAACGGGCTTGACGGTCGGGTGTTTGCTGTCCAGCCGGTCGGCGCTGTCTGCCTTCGCGGAGTAGAAAAACCGCGCGGCGGTGCCGGTGTCGCCTAGGCCGCCGGCATTACTTCCAAGCAGATCACCAAAAGCGTAGGTTTTTGGATCGGTCTTAGATCCTACGCCTGGTGTTAACCCGCCAGTGCTCTTACTCTCCCCGAACCGCGCGAACGCCTCCATAACCTCCGGGCTGCCGTCGTGGATCACGTTCGCGGGCCAGCGGCCTTGGCCAGTTTCCTCCACCCATCCACCCTGGACGCCCAACCCATCGCCCAGCGCATGAACCGTTGTGGCTTTTCTGTCTCCTGCAACCGTCCGCGTGCCGCCGTTTACGCCAACCCTACACCCGTCCACATTCAGCGCCCCGGTGCCATGCTCCAGCACATTCCCCGCCACGGTCCCGGCCAAAGGCTTGCGCGCCATGCAAATAGGCTCGCACGCGGGCTTTAGGGCCGTGCCCCAGCCGTCCCATTGTTGGGCGTCGGGTGTTGATGGTGCTGTTATGTTGACCGCCACTTGCCCAGACTCAAACCCTTCGTCCGCGTTACGCCGTACGGCACGGGTGTAAGCTGCTCCCGTAATTCCTTGTCCAACGACCTCACGTTCCACACCCGCCGCCCTGTCTATAGCCTTACTCACGTCATGGCTTTTAGGAAACCCGGACCCATAAAGCCACTGTATCTGATCCCGGATCTCAAACCCCGCATCCTCGATAGCGCATGCCATCCGGTGATATGTCCGCGTCCCGGAGAATGCCAGCAACCAACCACCGGGCGGGAGCAAGTCGAACATCTCCAGCCAGAACTTAACGCCCGGAACGCCCTTGTCCCAATGCCTGCCCATGAACGTCAGGCCGTAAGGCGGGTCGGTCACAACCGCGTCCACCCGATCCAGGGTCGGCATAACGTCCAGGCAGTCGCCGTGAATTACCCTCATACCGCAAAGCCCATGCGCTCCCGGATCGGATACGGGTCGCCGTTCGCGTTCTCCTTGAACAGCCGGATCACCTCGCCTGGCCCCAAGTCGGGATCTTGGGCCGTCTCCCACTGGAACCAAACGCTGTCGTCATTCCCGTTCAGCGAAACCTTGTTGGACGCCGCCGCCGTGTCATTCACCTTCTGAACCATCGTTCGGAACCAGTAGGGCGAGTCCGACAGCGGAGGCTGCACCATCACAGTCTCCCATGGAATGTCATTCAGCGCCTCACCCGTCCCGTTGACGGGCCACTTGTCATAGGTGGACCCTACTGGCTGGCTGACAGTGAACACGCCCTCACGCTGCGCGAAAGGATCGCCTGGAGCCAATGCAGGGCCCATCCACTCTTCCAACAGTTCGAAGTTGGTAACAGGGTCGCCGGCCTCGTGCGGAGGCTCCCCCAGATTACCAGGGCCGGCGGTTCCGAAGACCACCTTGAAGTTCGTCACGTCCACCTTACCGGGAACGCGTTCAACCCAATCGTAACCGGCCAGCGACATGGACACTTTTGCGTCGTTGACGAGCCACTTGTTCGCAGTGTCCTTGTTCCAGTCCAGTTTGATGTTCAGATCCGTCATGTCCTCGCCGTCAGGTGGCTTGATCAGCTTCAGGAAGTTAAACGCCTTGAACCTCGCATCATCGCTGGAAACCGCCAGCCACAGATATCTAAACGGCATCTTCCCTCCTAAGCCGACAGCCGGTCTAGCGCGGCTTGTGTCGGTACTTCGTCATAAATCGCTAAGTTTCTGGTGTAGCCGTTCACCTGCCCTGTTGACGCTGCCAGAACGGATGCGAACCGGACGACCGTAAAGTCCGCCGGCGGCACGATCACATCCTCACCAACATAGGTGCCATTCACCGACCACCGCCGCGCAGTGCCATCATACCCCCAGGCAATCCGCGTGATGCTGTCCGCGACATAAGCAGGTCCGGAAAAGCTTGGCGCCTGTTCGTCCGTCAACTGCTGGATGTTGTTGTCCGTCCGTCTCCGCACGCGCCCAACCGTCCCGACAGTCTCTGTACCGCTGTCCAACTGCATGGAATACTGGAACGTACTGTTCCCGTTCATAAACGACTGATACTCAACAACCGCGATGAAGGCACCAATATCAAAGCCGGACGGCATATCGGCCGCCACCAAGTCACTGAGCCGGGTAGTCGCAGAACCGTTAACCTCGATCAAGCTGGTCCGGGCCGGGTTTTCTTCAAGCTGGTCCCCGAACCAATACGCCTCGGATGCCTGCGTTGTGATCGCCCGTAACTGATCGGTTGCAAGTGGCGTCAGGTCATTGTCTCCGATCCTGATCCATTCGCCCTGGGTTGCGGTCGTGTCCGAACCAGCCCCAATGGCAAAGCCGAAATCACCGGACACCACGTAAACCCAACCGCCGCCATAGTGTTCGTTCGTGGTCCCGGTCACGCCGTCGATGACGATCTGACCCGCAGCGTTGCTCACCGAATGATAAGTCGCCGTCAATTTGCCCGGCGTGAACGGCGGCAAAGCGTCGAACACCTCGGCCGGCAGCGAACCAAGCGCAACCGCCTCATGCGTGCCCCAAGCCCCGTCAGGCGTCGTTCCAGACGTGTCCACCATCTTCATGTTCGTATTGGTGCACTTGTTGACTGTCTGCTCTTCGCCCAACAGACCAAGGCTGGATGAACGCGCCTCACCTTGACCACGGTAGATCAAACTGTCTCGGCTAACAGCGCCCTCAAACAACGCGCCATAGGTCAGCCCAGGGAACGTCCCGCCAGACGTGAAGTCCCACGCGGCCACAGGGATCTCAGACCCAACGCTGTCCCAACCGCCGGGCACCTGGAGAAATTGCGCCGCCTGGGCCTCCAGATCGGCAAGGTTATCACTGCCGGAACCGGTGATGGCCCGGAGGCAATACATCAGCGCTTCGTTGTAGGTCAGGCCCATCAACCCGGACGCAGCCTGTCCGGCGCCGGTCAGGTCGCCGTTGTAGGTGTTCGCCGATCCCGCCCATTGCCGCCACCGGGCTTGGCGTTGGCCTTGCTGTGTCATGCGACCTCTAAAGCCTCCCAATGCTTAATGGGCTGCCAAGCGATGATCTCATAAGACGGATCAAGGAACGCTTGAGCGGGCATCGTCACCCACCGATCAGCCTCCTTGTAATAGCTGGAAAGCACCACGTATGTTGGCATGGGCGTAACCGTTAGCGCCTCCACTCCGGCCATCGGATCAGGCTTGCGTTCCGATTTCCACTGCACCGTAGCCAGCACCGGGCAGTCCGTGTCCTTCAGTTCGTGGCCCGGGCGCCATTCCATCTTGTGCCATTTCTGCTGTGTCATGGTATCCAGTTACCCTTTACGCACTGTTTTCGCGTTATAGGTGTTAAAACGCCGTGTCTGGCCTGCCTCAACGCTGTGACTTTCACCCTGTGGTTGCGAAATACCCGTCATATCCGCCTTTCAGCCTCCGGAACGTTGTCAAAACCCTTGATAACCTCGTCCCATGTCGCGTCCTCGATACCGCGCACCGCCTCCGGTTCGTGCTCCACAGGCTTATCACGGGCCTTGTAAGACTGCGCCAGCACCCGGAAGGCGTCGCTGTCATGGCTTGACCAGTCATGCACGGGCTGCTTTGCAAAGACGCGCCGCTCAGGGTCCCATGTCCTGCGATAGTGACGGACGCTGTTAAGCCCTGCCTCGCATTTGGCCCTGTCGAAATAGCATATGGGCAGGATCGAACGGACGGATTGAATGCCGTCCTGGACGCTGTGCCGCGGTGCTATGCGTATGTTTTTCAAGCCATCGTCTCTCAGTTGCTTGGCAACGCTACGGCCACCACCGGCCAAGGTTTTTTGCAGGGAATCAGGCGGCAGCCAGTGGTCACCATACACGTACTCCTTGCCCAAAACCATTTCGGAATAGTGGCCTACAGGCTGACCGTGGCTTGCGTAATGGTCGATAATGCGGATCTCTCCCCAGGCCCATTGGTAAAACCATATGGACGTATCGTCGGTAAAGCCGATGTCCCATGCCGTGTGGACCTTCAAGTCCTTGTCATACGGAACGTCGGTTATCCGCCCGATGCGGTCCGCTTCCTGGAGCAGATCGCCATAGTACGCCCCGACAATGGCCGCATCGAAGCTACAGTAGTATTCTTGGTTGATCATCTCGTCGGGCATGCCGGAGTCCCGTTCCTCTTGGATAACCTCCGGCCCGATGATCCCTGTGTCGTCAACCGTCAGGATCTCAGCCAGCCACGATGGGTTCTCGCGCGCCATGATGAACAGTTCATAGCCATGGTTCCTGCCGCGCGATGTGAAGATAAACAGCGCCCACCCGCCGTTTTCAGCCAGTATTGGGCGTATGAAGTCCCATGCCTGGGGCTTGGCAATGCTGTATTCGCTGAACACCACCCCTACAGGGTTTGCACCCATAAGGCTGTTGTAGTTGTCCGAGCCGACGCACTGCCAGGTGGACCCGCACAACAGGTTGATCTTCATGTCCTGGGAGTTGGTGCTGGCCCTGATCTCGGGAGGGAAAGCCTGGTCGATGATCCGCCGGCCTTCCCTGTCTATCCCGTCCCATATGACTTTGCGGGCCTGGGTGTTCTCCGGCAGCATGTGCCAGTAGGTGCCTACGCGGTCATGGGCCTTGGCTGCTGTGAGGTTAATGGCGGTGCTGTCCTTACCCGCCCGGCGATGCCATACCGCTACAGCCCTTGTCCCACCGGCCTCCATGAAGTCCCATAAAGGCCGCTGGTGTGGCCTTGGCCTCCAGCTATTCGGGATCTGTATCCGCAAACTTGACCACCTCGATGGTGAGGCCCCCTGTTACGTCTGCCTCAACCGGCTGCGGTGCCTTTCCGTCAAGGCGTTCGCCAATTTCCTTGATGGCTTGAACATTTCCTTCCATGGCCTCGCTGACCACCTTGTCCGCTATTTGCCGCAGTTTCTTACCCTTTTTCCCGTCTATCGCTGCCTCGTTAACAGCAATGCGAAGGGCGTCGGCCCATGGTGTTCCGCGCTTATGGCCTTTAGCTGCTTGGTTGCCTTTTTGGAATGCCACGTTTGAACGTCACAAGTTATTGAACATGTTAAGCGTTATATTATCACGCTTTGTTGTCGTCAAGGCCATGCTTGACCTCTACCCAGTCGTACTCCGGCGCGTAGCACCGGCTGCACTTCGGACATTGCCAGCCTTCGGTCATCCTATGATCTCCGCTGTACGTCTATTTGCATGACAGCCGACGTGTAAAGCCCATTTCCGATGTCGCCGCGAACAAGAAACTCGCCGCTGC